CTGTACCATCCCCTGCGGTAGTTGCGGCAGCTATGGTACTTGGTGTACCTGCGGCAGCAGCGGCTTCAGCAATAGTATTCTGACTAATTCTTGCCATCTTATGTTATCTCCATAACTGATATTGTTATATCAACAGCACCAGTTCCTGTTACTGTTAAAGAATCTGTTGCTTCCATAACTAACTTTGAACCACTTAAAACAGCTAGAGTATCATTGGCTGGTATTGCTGTAGCTGTTAATATCTCTACTGTTTGGTTGGCTTCGTTATTTGCACCTGATCTTGAACCTGTATCTGAAGTAAGAGTTACAGTTGTAGTAATAGCACTTCCTGTAGTGTTACCTATTGCACATCCTAAAACTATTGCTGTGGTGCTACCTGCTACTGTATAAATTACATCAGCACTTGTTACGCCAGCCTTAGTAATTACTTTAAATGTATTTGCCATGTTGTATCTCCTATCCTAATGCAATGGCTAATGCTGTCGCTTCTAAAGCAGCATACGTTGAAATATCTGAAGCTGGTATTTGCTTTGTTGTTGTACCGTCAATTATAACAATAGCATCTGCGTCATCTATTGTAATTGATGATGTTGACTTAGCAGAACCATCAAGTAAATTTAATTCTGCTGCTGTTGACCCTACATTTGTTCCACCAATATCTAGTGTAGTCATTTGAACTTCACCAGCTACTGTTAATATTGCAGAACCTAATGTTAATAAGTCTGTGTCTCCTGCACCACCTATTGTACCACCAGATTTAATTACTAAGTCATCAGACACTGTTAATAGACCTGCTGAACTTAATGACATCTTTTCTGCAGCAGCTTCTGATGCACCTGTTTTAAATGACAATTTAGTAGCATTATTATCTGCTGCAAAGTCACCTTCTGATACAGCTTCAATACCTGCTGCTACTAATAAAGCATCTGTTCCTGTACCTTCGTCTGGTGCTTGGAAATCTATTTTACCAATTACATCATTAGCAGCAATGTCAGTTTCACCAGTTTGTAATGTCAAAGATACTGGCTTGTCGTCTGCTGTAGCACTATGTTTAAGTAGTAATCCTTTATCTGCACTATGAGTTAAAGTAATGTCTTGGTCATTACCAAATTTGATAATTCCACCATCTGCAAGAAATAAATCAGAAAACTCAGCAGCAGCAGTACCAAGTGTTGCACCATCTGCACTAGCAGGAACTATTGATGTTCCTACAGTAGCTGTATTTAATACAGGACTTGTTAATGTTTTATTTGTTAAAGTTTGTGTTGCAACGAGAGATACTAAAGTTGAGTCAGCACCATCTGGTAATAACATTTCATTTGTTACCCCTGCTGAGTGAGGTTGAGCTTTTAATATTTGACCATGTGAATTAGATTCACAATTAAATTGTATTGCACCTGAATTTGAATTACCAACAATAGTTATATGTCCTGTTCCTTTTGATAATAAATTCAAATCAATATTTGAATCATCACCTGTTGCTGATACTTGTGGTGGATTTCCAGTTGCAGCATTAGTTATGTCTAATTGGTTTACAGCAGAGGTTGTTGTTTGAAATATTAATTGTTCATTACCATTTTCATCACCAATAAAATGTGCGTCATCTATTAAAATATTATGTGAGTTTGTATCTAAATTTCCACCTAATTGTGGAGTTGAATCTTCTGAAACATTACCTATTGCACCAGATGCAGCTAATCCTGCTACAAGTGTGCTTCTAGTAACTTTCTTTAATCCACCACCAGAGGTATCTACAGCTAATAAAACGTCATCACTTGCAACAGTAGATATTTCTGATAAATCTCCTACTGCTGTAGGATTATAATTTGTACCATCAGCTATTAATAAATTACCAGAGGTGTTTGTTGCCATTACAAGGTCATCACCTGATATAGTTAAGTCACCAGATAATGTAACATTTCCATTTGATGCTATAGTTATGGCATCTGTTGTAGATGTTACCCCTATAGTTTTTCCATCACCTATAACAATATCATCTGCTACAGTTAAAAGACCTGCACTAGATAAAGACATCTTCTCACTAGCAGCTTCAGAGGCAGCAGTTCTAAAACTTAATTTTGTAGCATTGCTTGATGAACTGAAATCACCTTCTGATACAGCAGCTATTCCAGCAGCAACAAGTATTGCATCTGTACCTGTTCCCTCATCAGGAGCTTGAAAGTCTATACGACCAATTACATCAGCAGCAGCTATATCTGTTTCACCTGTTTGTAAAGTTAATACAATAGGTTTATCATCTCCAGTTGCTGTATGTTTAAGGTTTAATCCTGTATCAGCAACATGAGTAACTGTTACTTCTTGGTCATCACCAAATTTAAGAACAGCACTATCTGAGTCTAATAATAAATCATCAGCTATAGTTACATCTCCACCAGAAGTAATATTACCTGCAATGGCTAAAGTTGAATTAGCTACTGTAGCATTTGGTGTTAATGTTAGATGTGTTACATAAGAACCTGCGGAAGCAATATCATTACCAAATGTTATTGTACCACCATCAGCTACATTTAATTTCCACTCATCTCCAGCATCATCTCCTTCGTCTGCCATAAATGTAATAGCTAAAGCTGCACCTTCAGTAGCAGCTATTTTTAAGGAGTCTGTTGTAGTTTCATCATAACTTATATTAACATTCGAGTCTGTACCAAAAATAAGTTTTTCATCATCAACAATCATTATGTCGTCAGAGAACTTAAATTGATCCTCATCTTCCATCCATGTTAAAACACCATCAGATGTTTCACCATCAAAGGTTACTGATATATCTGTTCCTGCTGTAGCATCACCTATTGTAATTGCTGTTCCTAATAACTTAGTTATTGGTCCACCTTCAGCAGTTGTGCCATCATGTGTATGACCTGTTGAAGCAGCTGCAAAAGAAACTAATTGAGCAAATTCATTATTAAAATCAGCAGCATTAATAACTTCTCCGTCAACAATTTCTGTACTACTTTGTCTTGTATATGTTGCACCCATTATCTACGACCTCCGGGAGTAAATTCTAATTGGTATGAAAATAAAGTAAATGGACTTAAAGAACTATCATGGTCAACTTTAACAGCAATTAAAAATCCTGATCCCTCTATTGATTGTCTTTGTACTGGTGCTCCACTAGATCCATATACAGCATTAGCATATGTAGAACTTGTGCTTCCATACAAAGCTATTCCACCGGGAGAAGAAAGATCAAATGCAGAAGGTTGAGGAGTGTCTTGTGCATCTCCATCAAATCTTACTCGCATATCTACGTCTATTGTTCCTTCTACCGCATAATTTATAACAACTCTTTGCATTAATTTTCTAATACCAGAATCG